ATGATAATTTGAATTTGCATGATATGCTATAAAAGAATCTTCAACGGATTCATTTAATTTATCCATTTTGAGATTTTCTCCGAAATCTAAACAAATTTTAGGATTTGTAATTGGATATCTTACTCTAGCTGTTGTTGGTAGCATCAATATAACCAAATCATCATCAGCAATTATATGTAAGCATTTTAAATAAATTTCAATTATTGTTTGAATATCTCTACCACCTCTAGTACTAATGATTAAATCTTTACCAACAAATCGTTCTTTTAATAGATATTGCCAAGAAAGCTTACCATTTCTCATAGCAGCAAAACTATCGCCAATTATCCATAATTTTTGATTTGTTTTCATTTAAAATTTTGATAAATGTGAAAATGTTGATTGTAACCAATCTAATACATTGGGAAAAGAATCCAAAACACGATGCTTTAATCCTAATTTAAGAAATTCTTGCTTTTCAAATTTAGTGATTGGTTCATCGTATCTATCCATAATTTTCATTTTAAGATTCCCGCTGAATTGTGGTTCTGATAATTGCATTAATTTACGATTTCTTTCACATATTTCCAAATTATTTAAAAACAATTCATGTGCTTTTACTTTTTTATCCAAAGTATTTATATAATCAACCATAGTTTCGGTTGTTTGTATAGTTTCTTCAGTAAGAAGTGGAAATGCTTTTATAATTGTCTTAGCTCCTAATCCGATAATACCTTCGATGTTATCCGATTTATCACCATCAATCATTCTGAAATTAATAAAATTGTGTGGATGAAATCCATACTCTTCTTTAACTTCATCAATGTTATAAACTTTCTTTTTTGTTGGCGAATAAACTGATACATCTTTGTTTACCAATTGTAAGAAATCTTTATCGGAACTCATAATAATAACTTTCTCATCTTCTTTTCGAAGTTGAGTTGCTACATATCCAATAACATCATCAGCCTCAATACCATCGTAAACCATTAGGGTTACAGGTAGGGCTGTTAATAGTTCGGCTAATCCAACCATCTGCCTTCTCATAGAGATTTGCTCATCTTCGGGATTCATATCCACAGTGATGGCACGATTTAGGCGGATTTTGTTTTTAGCTCTATCGGCTTTATAACCTCCGTAAATTTTCTTTCTGCTATCTGAACCACCCTTACCATCGAATACAATGATACAACGGGTTGGATTTAAGGTACGGATGGCGTAGCCGATACTCTTTAGAGTACCGACTATTCCTCCAATATGGTCACCATTATCGTTTAAATTTGGTGCAGTTGACCAAGAACGTATGAAGGTATTAAGACCATCAATAATTAAGGTTTTCGAATTTTTTTGTAAATCACCGAATCCTTTATGTTCTTCATCTATTTGTTTTAGTATATCTAAATACTTCTTATTAATCTGACTCATTGGCTACATCCGTTGTTTCATCAACTTCCTCTGCTGCGGAACTTTTATATTGTAAAATACAAACCTCACATATCTTACGATAAATTTGGTCTTTTAACTCTTCGTTTTTATCAAGGATATCTGGGAAATCCTTTGATTGGAATTTGATAATTTCACCGGTATCGGTATCGGTATATTCATACCAAGCACCACCTTGCTTTACCAATTTGTTATCTTTCATTACTCCCAACCAACTTCCGTAATTATCGATACCTCTATCAAAGAAGATATTGAAATCCGCGTGTCTTAATGGTGGTCCTAAACGATTTTTGATAACCTGTGCTCTTACTTTGATACCAACAATCTTATCACCTACTTTAAGTTGTCCCATAGATTTTAAACGGAATCTAACAGAAGCATGGAATGCCAATGCTTTACCGCCTGATGTTGTCCAAGGGTCACTAAATGCCATTGCGTTCATTTTCTGACGAAGTTGGTTAGTAAACACTAAACAAATGTTTTGTCTACCAATCATATTCGTAATCTTTCTCATTGCTTTGGAGATGATGATTGCTTTATCAGTTGCGTAACCATCTTTATCGTAATCAGCTTCTAATTCCTTCTTTGTAGATGCAGCTGCTACTGAATCCACTACGATGGTTACCAATCGATTTTTATCACCTGTTCGAACTTTCTCAATGATTGTTTCACACGCTTCAAAAATACCTTCAACCGTATCTACTGATACATAAAGTAATTTCGAAATATCAACACCAATTGCTTCCAAAAACTCCCTATTAACGGCGGTTTCGGTATCAATTAGAACTGCTACTCCATTTTTCTTTTGTGTTTCAGCTAACAGATGGGCAGAGAGCAGAGATTTTCCACTCTGCTCTAAACCCGTAATCTCTGCTATACGGCCAACTGGCAAACCACCATAAGGTCTATTAGAAACTGCTACATCCAAAAGAGCGTTACCCGTAGATACCCAATCTTTTACGTTAGTGGGAGCATCGCCTCCACCATCCGTAAGGAAGTATGCAATCCTACCATCCTTATTTTGTTTGTTTAACGATTCGGCGAGAACACTCGCTAAATCTTCTTGTACTTTGGCCATAATTGTAACCTATTAATTGTTAAATAAATCATCAAATGCTGATGCTACATCATCCTTTTGTGCGGGTGCTTTTGGTGCCGCAGGTTCTGCTGGCGTTTCCCAAGGTAAATCACCGATTTCCGATGTTCCACCTAAATCAGCTGAAACGGATGATTGTTTAGCTGCTGGTTTCGGTGCTTCTAATTCTTCAACAACTTCATCAGCGCCCGTAGTTGATGAACCTGGATTCAACCAATTTTCTAATACACCCTTTAATTCTGAATAAGATAATTCTGAATATAATTCGGTAATGTTCTTTTGGTTTTCCAATAAAGTTTCAATTTGAGTAGCATCTTCAGCCAATTTAGATTGAGATGGCTTTACTCTAATAGTAGTTGTTGGATAAGCTGCGTTTGAATCTTCAGCTGAAGTGATTTCTACAACGATATCTCTACCACTCATTGGGTCGGTAATATCTCCGTAATCCGGGTCAGCAATGTATCCCAAAATGTCTTGGTAAACAGTCTTACCAAATCCCCAAAATTTAACACCTTCATTCTCTTTACCTCTTACGATAACTGGTACGAAAGTTCTCAACTTTGGCTCCATCTTCTTACCTGCTTTCCAATCATCAGTATCGCCTGTACGTTTTAATTTTTCAGCGAATTCAACAATTGGGTCAGGTCTGCCAAATGAAGCAGGACTCAAATAAGTTTTGTTGTTAATGTTGTAGTGAAAGAATAATTCAATGAAAGGAATATCTTTATTGAATTTGTAGGGAACTAATCTGATTTGATGTTTTCCCGGTGTTGGCTTCCAAAGTGAATCTGATTTTTTGGAAGTGTTTTGTAACGAGTTGAATCTCGATAGGGCAAGTTTAATGTCCATTTTTTTACGTTTTAAAGTTAATAATTAAGTTTAATGTTTAAGGTTTTATCGCGATATCCTATATATCTAAATATAACCTTTTTGCATTTTTGTTTCACAAATATAACACTTTTTTTCTGATTTTCCAAATTATTTTTCAAAGTATTTTACTTCAATTCCAGCCTCTTCAAACATCTTAATAGAACGTTCTGCTGAGTCTTTCCAAATTTGATTCCAGGGTTTGTTACTTTTAGAAAATACTACCTTTTTGATACCGGCATTTATGATACCTCTAGCACAATCTGCACAACTGATATCACACGTCATATACATTGTAGTTCCTAATGTTGATACTCCGATTCGTGCGGCATTATAGATAGCATTTCTTTCAGCGTGTTCAAACCAATAATATTTTTCGGGTCTTTCTTGTCTTTGTTGGATATCATCGTTGATACCTCTCGGAAATGAATTATAGCCTGTGGATACTATCTCATTGTTTTCGCCAACTATCACAACACCAATTTGAGTTTTTTGGTCTTTTGATTTTAGTTTAACTTGCTGAGCTATGTTAATAAAATATTCTTCCCAATTCATTACTTAGCCCATTTACCTCTTTGAACGATTTGTGCAATTACACCATATACTGATAAATCTTCGTAAGTATCTTGTATAGATTCGCCAACCTCATCAGGTTGTCCTAATACAACCAATTGTTTTAATCGTTGTACTTTATCATTGATTCTAAACCAAAGTCCTGTCAATGATAATTTAACATCATCTTTTGTTTCTAACGAAGTTCCTACGGAAATGTTACCAGGTCCATAGTTCCTTTGCTTTTTACAAAAGGTAACATACATTTCATCTAAAATGTTTTTGAATTCTTGAGTCGTTTCTGGATAAACTCTTTCGCAATACGCAATCGCACTTTCTTCTTTAATTTCTGTCATAATTTATTTTTGATATAATTGTTTACACAAATATAAGAAAAATAAATTAAAAATCCAAATTAAAACGTATCAATATTTAATTCGGATAAATTAAAACTTTTAAAAACTTTTGTAGGGATTTTTTTGTATCCGTAATTGGATGTAGTCAATATACAATTTCTGAATTCTTCCCAATCAATCATAAAAGAATTATCTAGCATTCCGCCAGTCTTTGATTTAACAACTTCATTTAAAGCGTTAATTGTGTATATCGTATTTGATTGCTTCTTTCTATGAACCAATATAGTTTTCCATTGAGAATCTATTGGGGCAGAACCCTTTTCGACATTAAAAGTTATAAACAAATCGGTTTCGTTTGCTTTACTTTCTAACACAAATATGTTAGGATTTATCAATGTGTATTTTTTTACAATAAAATCTAAAGATATCTCTAATTCGTTTTTATATGTAAATAAACATAAAAGTTGTGTGTTCATTTCTTATACTCTCTTTTTTTCATTATGGAATCTTCCGGCTCCTGGGTTTCTACTTCTTCCTTCTAAATCAAATCCAATATTAAATTCTGGTTTAGGATATGCTAATATATCAATACCATCAGAACTATCTATAAGAATTCTATGTTCTTTTACTAATTTAGAACCACCTCTATCTTCTTTTTGCGATAATACAGAATCGTTTGAAAAATCTTGCACATCAACATTTGTATTATATGCTTCGTGTGCTAATTCTGTGTACATATATCTGGATTCCAATCTCAATCGTAATGTTGCTATTGTATCATTACTAACATCCAATCCCGCTTTTTCTCTTTCTAATACAACTTTTGCAAGAGCGCTTGTAACTTTACTAGCACCATTTCCACCCTTTTTTAATTCATTTTCAATACGAGCAATAAATTGAGGGCTTACATTTAATTTTGCAGCCTTTTGTTTTAACTCTTCTTGATATTGTTTATTCAATTGTTTATGTTGTGCTAATGGAGCATCTAATTTTAATTCAAATGGTTTACCATGTGCTTCAGCTAATTCAGTAACACCTTTTTTAATTAATCCTTTTGGGTCGTTTTTATAAGTTGATTTTTTACATTTAGAAGCCAATCCACTTGCTCCTCCGATTCCTTTTTTAACACTTCTACCATCCAATGTTACAATTCTATTCTCACCCTTTCCATTGGAAACAGTAATAACATCAACTGTTTCTAATGTTGTAGATTGCGGTAATAATGCACATTTACCATTTTGAGTTCCTCTACCATTATCGTGCATCTCTCTAATTGCTACAAATATTTCAGCGTAATTTGCCCATCCTTCTTTTAAAGATGGCTCTCCTTCGTGATTTGCTATATTAGATAGTATTGTTTCAAATTCTTTTGACCATGCGGCTGGGTCTTTATTTGGGTCTTTTTTTGAAAAATTACCAAGAGTATCTATTAAACCTAATGTTTCTTTATCCGTTATTAGAGCTTTATCAGCCAATCCTTTGAATCTTAATGCCATACCTGAAATAGATTCTTTGATTACCTTTACTCTATTTTCTGGAGAATCAGGTATAGTCCCACTATCCATATCAATAAAATCCAAATCGCCTGCTTTTATTTTTTCAGCGTATTCATCTAATGTTCTATTATTTTTTTCTATTGCCTTTCTCTCTTTATCAGTTTTAGCCGTTTTTGGGTCTATTCTAACAATATTCATTGCTCCAATTTGAACATTGGTTACAACACCATTACTTTCTTTAACTTTTGATGCGTTTTTTAATAATCGTGTTTTACCATTATTATCAACATATGTCTGATTTGCTGTTGAAAGTTTACCACCAAAAGTAGATGGAGATAATTCAGCCATACCATATTTTCTAACATATTGACCAAATGCTCCGTGAACGGGATTAGATGAATCTTTTGCACCAACATATACTCTTACTCTGGCAGTAGGTCCTTGGTTTTTCCAATTACCCGGTTGTTTTGCAATATAAAACTTTGTAGCGTTTGGATTATTTTCCGTTGGTTCTGCAACTCTAATATATTGTGCGGCTAATTTTTGTTCGGCAGGAGATATTTTTTCTCCATTGAATATTTTTTTAGCAATTTCTGCAACTTGTTTGTGTTCAGCTGCATATGGATTTCCTTTTGATTTTGAAAACTTATCTAAAGTATCTAATATAGATGTTTGTGCCTGAATTGTATTTTGTAAGTTTTTCTCCTTATTTCTAACATTTCCCAATCCATCTACTACATCTGAAAATTTATTAGAAGTAGTTGTAGTGGTTTGTGGTTCAAATACATTTGCTCCACCACCTTTCACTCCAAAAGCGTTTACAGGTTGTTCTTCATCTCCTGGTGCAGTATCAACCATACTAATATCACTCATCTTATGGCCGGCTTGTGTAAACATAGCTTTTGCCATTTTATATGCTTGTGATGTTTTATCATATCCCAATGCAGATGATACTTTAACCATCTTTTTTGTTTCAGGATTTTCAAAAGTAGTATCCAATGTTTTTTGTAAATCTTGCTTTGGAGATTTAACTAGATTTTTTACTTTTGGAGTTTTTTTAACTTTTTCTCTTAAACGGGAAATAGCATTAAAATTAGATATACCATTTTCTCTCAAAATAGATTCTAATTCTACAATATGTTCTTCGTTTGTTAAATCAACAATTCCGCTAGGAACTCTGTAACTTAATTCCAATAATATTTCTTCAAAATTTGGAGTCATTTATTTTATCGTTTTGATGCGTAAATTTTTGTAGAGTTTGTTTTCTTTGCATCGTGTGGTCTAAAAACTTCCCAACGTGAACCATCTTTAAAAACTATGTTTCCACCATGTGGGCTGGTTCGAGTATATACACCACTATCTCCGTTTTCTAATCTTTTTTTAAGTTCAACGGCATCTTTATCGACATATGTAGTACCTCTATCTGAAGTATGTAAATTTGGTACAATAGATTTAGCTACCATTGATAAATCTACTTGCTTATCTACCTTTATATCGGTTATGGATTTATCTTTTACTCCACCAAATACCGATGTTCCTTTTACGGGATTAGAATTTTTAGCAGCTTGACCTGCGGTTGTGGCTTTACCTGCAATTGTAACTTTTGTATCAGGTCTTAATTGATGTTGTTTTTGATATGCATCAAATGCGTCTTGATTTCTAAAATCAATTTCCTTTAAGGGAATCAGGTTTACTAATTTCATTTTTATATTATTTACAAATGTATTCCTATATAATTATATGATATAAATATAAATTTTTAATCTAATTCAACTAAATTATTGTAATTAGTTCCTTCTTCTACTTTGACAGGAAATCCACCTCTCTCCATTGCGGATTTTACCGAGCTGATAATCTCATCTCTTTCAATGGGATGTACATCTATAATGAACGCATCGTATGTGTACAAAATTGGTTTACTCATCTTTCCTTCAAAACAATTGAATATGGATTCCATCTTCATATAATTCACTTCAGTTTCCAACGCTTGGAGTAGATAGTTAAATACCTTTTGTTCATTTGCTCCTTCTATTCTACTAAAATGAATTTCCCTCTTATAGAGAGGAGTCGTTAAACGGCCAGAAATTACGAACTTTTGGTAAACCCCTTTAATGTATCCATCTACCATTTGAAAGAATGGAATCTTACGGGCATCATCATCTAACCCACCATAAAGATAACGGAATGTAATTCCCTTCGCCGTTTCATAATCCGTTCCATATATGTTTGCAAAGTATTGGTGAGCCGAAATATCGGTTGGTAGTTTGTATCCAATTAAGCCCGCAATCAATCGTAAGTGATAGGATTCATAATCGAATTGAAGAAGAGTTCCGTTTGGATTTCTACTAATGAAACACTCCCTACTACCATCGGATTTGTTAAGAGCCGAATAGTTCACACTTAAATGCCTATTGGATGGTCTACCCGTAATGGTATATGGATTGTATTGTGTGTACACCAACCCCCTTTTGAGGAAAGACGCATCAAAGTTAAAACTATCAATAAATTTTTCTTCTTCGACTTTCACCCCAGCCCCTTCCAGCCTTCCCAACTTTCTGATTGCTGATGAATAATTGTAATCCCAATCATTTACATTCTGGCAATTTGGTAACAATTGTAATTGTTCGTACCACTTCATTAAGGGTATGCAATCATTCAATTCTTTAAAATCTCTTTTATACCCCCTATAAACCGATTCTACTTGCTCTTCGAAGATAAATGGTTTACCATACTGCTCAAAGTAAACCCACTCATAATCGAGTCCTTTATTGCTTATATAACGACTTCCTAAAACTTTAGTATGTTCTGATATGAGAATGTTTAAATCAAACTTTTCGATTTTCTTTGCATCTATATGATTGATGTTGATAATTCCACTATTACCATTATCCTCTCTATAATATATAAATGAAATTCTACTCGTTAAAGGATGTGCTCTATGAGAACTCCAAACGGGAATTAGTAAATCAATCGTTGGATTTGATTTGACAAAAAAATGTAGGGCAGATTTAGTTTCTATTAAATTCATACCCTACAAATATATAAAAAATAATTTAAAATTCCAAATTATTCTCCCCAATGTTTTTGACGAAGTTCGTACATATCAATTGGTTCTCTTTTCATATGACCACCTTGATTAAAGTATGCACCTTTTTTCAAATATCCACCTAAAAAGTTTCTTCTAAATCTATTTGAATTATTTGCTTCAGAACCATGTACACAATGTGAATGCAATAACACTACTTGTCCTTTTTGTAAATAACCTTCTACTTTACGAAAATCATGTCCTTCTGGCATCACACAAGGTTTACCTCTTTCATTTCTCCAAAATTTAGGATTTGTTTTTGTTCTTTCCTCATCAACTTCAATTGGTAAAACCGGCAATCTATGTGAACCTTCATAGTTCCATACTGCTCCGTTTTCTTTATCGTGATTATCCAATGCTAATGCGGTGTTGATAATTTCATTGTGACCACATCCCGTATAAAATGCGTTTTGATGCATATCTCTACCTAATTGCCCAGGTGGTTTGAAATATGACCAAGTTTGTAAACCAACCACTTCACCTTCCATAAGGAATTCACATGCCTCTAATACTTTAGGATGCGCAAATAATTTTTCCAATTTTGGTGAAATCTTATGTGGATATGCAAACGGGTCCCATTCGCCCCATTCTTCACCAGTTTCTTTTGTAGTTTTAGAACGTTCTACTCTCAACTTTTCCAATTCTTCGTTGATTTCATCACATTCTTCTTCAGTAAGTAATTGTAATACTGTCCAACCTCTGTAACGCCAATCAAACGTCATTTGTTGAATCTCTTCTCGAGTAAGATGTTTAAATTCTGCCATAACTTAATTTTAGTTTATATATCTATATATATGAATTTTTTCACTAAAAAGTAAAAAAATCTAAATGATTTTTATCATTTGTGGAACTGAATCAAATTAGGTAAATACAATCCTATATTTTTTATTTTTACAGATGTTATTGCAATAGATGCACTATTTGATGCCTTAACTCCCATATCAGTCAGCTTTCCATTTGGTCCATACACTACATCTATTGGGCCTGAAATTCTCCATCGCATTGTTGCTACCGTCCAATATGGATTTTCTAACAAATCATTGTATTCATTTTCATCTACTTCATAAACAAATCCATTTGAATCATTTGCTCTTTGAGTAAAGTATCTATCAATACTACCATAATCATAATCGTTTTCCGATGGTGATGGAACGATTGTGTTTGGAGTTTGTAATGAATATAATTCTTTATTTTTAATTAAATCGTTATACATATTTTATTATTTTTTTGGATATGCTTTTTCAACATCTATTCGATAACCGGCTTCTATTGTAGTTTTCCAACCATTTTCATCAATACCCTGTTTAACGTTTGTTATTTGAAAATATCCATTTTTATTATAAATTTCAGGTATCCCATCTATTTGAAAATATTCACCACAACTAAATCCAGATGTTCCATCTATTGCCAATGTAACATCCAAATAAGTCAATGCAGACCCACTTTGTTCTTTTTTAATATGTTCTTGTATAATACCTTTATCTAAAAAAATATAAGTTTTGATATTTGTTTTATTGTTAATTACCGATTTAAATTTAACAGATTTAGCTCTTATAAGTTCTGCTAATTCTGTTGGTTTTTTATCAGTATCTTCAGTCTTTGGTGGATTAGGAGTCATACCCGTTTCTGTTTTCTTTTTAGCTGTATCTTCAGCTGCTGCTAATACGATACGTTTTTCAACTTCATTTACAGAAAACCAACCATCTGAATTTTTTGCATACGATAAATCAAACAATTTATAATTGTCGGTAGTTTGTGCATTGTTTGTGGTATCAAATCCGTTATTTTCAATTATACTATTTAAATTCAATTGAGATTGATACATAGCTTGTGATTGTGCTAATGTACTCAATTCCATACTAAAATTAAATTCTTTTAAAATTGAATTAGGTCCTATTTTAAATCTATATGAATCTGTTGATTGTTGTGATTTTGGCCAATCTTTAATCATCAACTTATAATCCATAATAGATAATGTTTTCAATGAATGAGTTATATCATCGGTTTGAGACATTAATTCTAAACTACATAATCCAAATGTATTTTGATTAACGATGGCTAATACATTATTTATAAAATCCGCTTGTGTGTATGATGAATTATATGCATTCAATACGGCATCATAACTTAAAAATACATTTAATAAATTACCATATTTAGCTTTCGTATCTAATTCATATTTTTTACCATTGCTATCATAAATTTCTTTTGAATCAATATTAAATGTTTTTTCATTTACTTTACATTCTTGCAATGAACCGCTTACATATAATACTAATTCATTTTCTTTACCCTTTTCAGGATTTCTTATAAACGCAGGTATTGCATTTGGAATTATCAAATCTTCCGATGTAGAACACATAAATTTATGCGAATTCATTGGAATTATTGGTTTGGTTTTAGCCACATCTTCATAATAAAAAAGTAATTTTTCTTTTTTATAACTAAATACTTGCGATAAACGCATTAATTCTAAAACAAATTTAAATGAAATATATTGTTTAAATGATACTGTTTTATCTTTATCTTGCGAATTTAACATTCCCCAATTAAAAAATTCTTTTTTCCAAGTATCTTCTAAAGATTTTTGTTTTGCTTTATCGGCTGATTTTAATTCTGTTAATATATTTGGCATATTAAAATCCGCATATATTTTATTTATCCAAGTTTGAAATGGAGTAGCTCCTTTTAATTGATTGCCAGTTGCTGTTGTTGAGTTATCTTGCTTCATTGGCATCCACAATTGTAATTCGTTTCCAGCGGATATTTCTAAATCAATATCATAAGTACCATCTTCAGCAGGAGAATATGTAAAATCGGTAATTTTACCAACCATATAATCAAAATTATATTTGGTATTTTTTAATGTTAATAAGTAATCAACTTTTGATTGTTTGAAATCTGAAAAATGTGCAGCAACTTCATCAACATATTCTCCATATGATTTTTTGGATAATAAATGCGTATCTATGTTGGTTTTGGAAATCAAATCAGTATTCCAACCATATTCCAATACAACTGGCATTGATGGTCTTAAAAAGAAAAGGTCAAAAAATTCCAATTGTTTTAAACTAAAAACTTTTACTTTTACTCTTGCCGATTTTAATGTATTATTACCACCATCTGTATCTATTTCTACCGATTGAACAATTGGTGTTGATATTTTTCTACCTTCTTCTCCATCAATAGTAATCATTTTTCCATCTAAATCATATCCCAATATAGTCTTTGATGTTTGATACATCATATTCAAAGCAGAGTGATTTGTTATGATGCATCCTTTATATGCATTTGTATATTCACCACGTTGAATAGCATTTAAAATTCCATCGGATTGATTTGTAGCAACTGCACCAGATGATAAAATTACAAAAGGAGAAAGTTTGTGATTATCAAATCCACCTAATTCCTTTTTTTCTAATTTTTCTTTAAGTTCTTTCTTAATTGGAGCTACGAATGGAAACGGCATCTTTTATTTATTTATCTTTTCTAAATCATTTAAAATTAGAGATAAATTTGATGGGATTCTTAATTGTACGCCTTCACCAATATATAATGATGCATCATTTAAATTGTTTGCAACTGCAATAACCCACCACAAACTTTTATCTCCATAATATTTGTTAGCTAACAAATCTAATCTATCTGTTACTTCTGATATTATATAAAAATCATTATCTGTTGGTTTAATTTTTGGATATATTAAAC